TATATTTCGTGTCACTAAATCGGCATCGCCGCATAATTTTTTTACTGCTTCTGCCGCTTGTTGCCCCGGTTCGTCACCGTCAAAGAAAATATCTATTTTAGTTACTCCACTAATCTTCAGTATGCGTAACTTATCTTCATTAACGTTTTTCGTGCCGAAACAACATACAGCATTAGTCAATCCTTTATCGTGTAGGTTTAGCATATCAAATATGCCCTCTACAAGAATCACGGTTGACCGTATGGGCGTTACAGCAGGAAACAATGGTAGTTTTGCACCAGGAGGACTAATCATGTATTTGGGTACTCCTCCAGAAGTGTGCCTACCATTGAATCCCACTATGCGTCCAGATATATCCGTTATAGGAAATACAATCCTGGAGGCATAGGGCGCATTTGCGTGCTGAAACGCTTTAAATTTTGTATAGGTTTCTGGAGATATATCTCTCCAGTTTCCTACATACGGCATAAAACCTTTAGGCATAGTCAATCCTATGCTGTCGGCTCTTTTGTCTCGTATCTTTTGCTTCAAAAGCTCTCGCTTTATCTGCATATAGTTTGCTTTTTCTCCATAGAGTTGAAATATATTTCCCTTGAAGCCGCAAGCAAAGCAGTTGAATATACCGCTAATCTTATCAATCCTCATACTAGGATTTCTGTCCTCATGTTCGGGACTTAGACATCGTACTGCAAAATCTTTGCCTTTTGGTAAGTATCTTATGTCTTTATCTATTAGCAGTTCTTCTACATTCATCGGCCAATATCTTTCACTACGCTTCGGTTTATAACTTGGTACGCGCCTTTGTTGTACGCAGGAGCAATAGTATACTGAGAAGAAATCTTCACTTTATAACTATTGTCTGGTGCTGTTGCATTGCCCACATAGTTGCGAGAAGGAATCTCGTCATGGCTTGATCTACGAAAAGGCTTGATTCTTTCGTGAGAAAGCGTAACGTGTTTAATGCTAGGCTTAGCCTTAGCTTTAGTGGCCTTTGCAGGCCTTCTGCGGCCAGTGTACTCATAACGTAATGATGGGTTGATTATCGGCATACTTGTCTCCAAAAAATGTAAACATATTATATCAAAAAATGAAATAAATGTCAAGAAATATTTTAGATGTCGTTTATTTCTTCGTCTGTTTTGAACTCCTGCTCTTCCTTTTGATCCGGGTTCAATACAGTATGGGGGCCTATCTTCAAAGTCTCCCAGTCCATATAAGAAGTAAATCCTATTTCATCCGTTCCACTTCGCATCTTTACACAATTAAAAGTCATACATTCATCTTGCTTTGTCCAACTCTCTAGTGTAAATGCGGCATCTGCGGCATCAAGAATACCTTTTGCAAACCTGGCCTCTCCACTTGCATCTGTCTGATATGGAGAAACCACAGGTACTTCATACTCCTGTGCCATAGATTTCAAAGCTTTGCTCACTTCTATTTGTTCTGTCCAGTCATACTGCCCCTGTCGAGAAGGTACGGCTGAACGTTTTACTTGGTTTAGATAATCGACTACAACCACGCCCAGGTCCATATCGCTTTTTGCCCGCTTATCAAGCTCTGCTTGTATCTTGGCAAGAGTTAGGCTAGGCTCGTAGACAATATCTATCTGTCGTCTGGGATCTAGAGCGCACTTTGTACTTAACTTTTTATGTAACTCATCAAAACTTCTATGCTCTTTATATTCTTGAAGATACTCATCGCTCTTCTCGAATCTGTTAGCCCACCAGGTTGCAACTCTTTCCCATTCTGGAACAGAAAGATTTTTCATCTTCAACCTGGTGGCAGATACTTTTGCCCCCATTGCACAAACACGTTGTAAGGTTTCTCTCGCATCCATTTCTATAGTGAATATCATTGCGGAGCGACCGTTCTCGTACATATTGTTAGCAATGTTTGTACTTGTAAGAGACTTACCTCGCCCTCTCTTACCTCCCAGCAGTATGAGATCTCGGGGGCTGAACTGCATAATCTGGTCGTAATCCTCATTAAGGCCGAGGGCGAGGTAATTTTTCAATTCATCGTCATCAATAAATAGTTCTATTCGTTGCATACTCTCCGAAGGAGGTTGCAAGTCTACTTTTGACTCTATGTCTCGGATGATTTCATGTAATTGTGTTACTGATTCTTCAGCATCTTCAAAAGCTATAGAATTATCAATATAGCTTTCCAATGCCTTTAGAATCTCTGCCTGAGTATACTCATTCTTCAGGTATTCTAAAAGCATCGCTGCTTCTACGTCAACTTCAACAGTCTCTAGCGCATAGACTTTTTCTCGCGTAGAGCTGTCCCTGATCTCAAATTTAAGATCCTCAAACGTAGGAAGTTTGTGATATTTTTCAGTATGCTTGGATACTATTTTATGGAGGGTGTGGTATTCGGTAGGCAAATAATGCTTGTGCAAAAGCGTCCAAGCTTCAAAGTCTTGGAGCACAAGTATTTGTTTCAGTAATGCACTAGCAATGTTCAATAGTGATCCCCCGATCAATTAAAAGACTGCCCCCGGAGGGGCAGTCCAACTCCTACTACCCTTGGTAGTCGAGATAAGTTAAAACAGATTAGCCTGCGGCCTGAGCCTTAGCCTGACGAGCAGCACCATCATAGTCTGCCGCCGTCAACCCACGACGGGTCAACATTGTTTTAACACCGCGAGGCGTTTTCTCGATTGCATCAGCAATCTGCTCCACGGTCATGCCAGAAACGTCACCAAGTTCTGACAGGGGATCAGCCCGGTTAGCACTCTTGGTTTTTTCCTGGCGGGGGATAGCATCAATCTCACCGGAACGAAGCAGGCTGAGAGCCTTGCCACGGATGCTGTTGATCGAACGATCAAGAGCGTCAGCAATCTGCTCAACAAATGCACCGTCGTTCACCATGCTGATGAAAGTATCTTCTTCCTCCGGAGAGTAAGTCCGAACACTTTCAGGCTTGGGAGCCGGCTTGACATGACCAGTCAGTTCCATTGACAGAATCTTGCCTTGGATTGACTTTGCGCTAAATGCGCCACCTTCGAAGTTCTCAGCAATCTGAGCATAGGTGTATTCACCGCTGTTATCCGTAACAAAAGCGGCCAGGGTTGCTTCCTGCTGCTCGGAAAAAGCCCGAGTAGCACGTGCAGAAGCGAGTTCCACTTCGTAACCCATTTTACGCAGTTTGCTAGAAACTGAACGGGTAGAAGTTTCAAGATGCTCTGCGGCGTCAGCCACAGTAGCTTGGGAGACAGGGGACTCGTCTCCGACAAAGTTTTCGAGCGAAGAAGTACGCTCATCAGTCCACTTGGGAAGTGCCATAATTTTCTCCTAGTAATTCCGATATATCGGTTACAATAGTTATGCCGTTCGACACGGCTCGTTGCGTTTTAGAGGATTCAATACCACTCTCATTCACTAGAATAGACACATCCTTTGTCATACTGGATTTTACAATGTATCCGTACTTTTCTAGTATTTCTGTAGCTTGCGCTTTAGTTTTGTAACTTTTCAGCTTCCCGGAAATGCAGACTGTGCCTCGATTTTCCTTTGTACTTACTAAGTTACGTCTCTTGAATTTAAAGTCAAAAGGGTATAGAGATAATACATCATGATTATCTTTAAGCCAGCTGAGAAGGTTGTTAGTTGCCTTTGGGCCAAGCCCTGCTCTCGCGCAAGTCGTCTCGTTTATATCAATCAATTTCTCACAGACTGTAGACAACTTTTCGGTGGCAGTTCGGCCAATCAAAGGAATACTGAAACTAGGTAATACCATGTTTAGTGGTGCGTTCCTCGATTTCTCAATTTCATAGAATAGTTTTTGACCCAGTTTAAGGGAGGATAGAGCATCCGCCAAATATTCCGTATCTAGATAGTACAAATCGTAAGGCTCTGCAATGTTCAACTTACGAATTGTAGACGGGCCTAGACCTTTAATCTTCATAGTCTTGGCGAAATGCTCTATCCGTTTTGCTACTTTACTGGAGCAAGCGGGGTTCTTGCAGTAAAGCAGATGGTTTTCCCACTCAAGTTCAAACTTACAGCTTGGGCAGTGAGTGGGCGGCGTAATTTCTAACATCAATACTTTTCCTATGTCTGAATATATATTTTACACTAATTATGATAATTTGTCAAGAACTATTTTTTGCCAGGTCCTTGTCATCCTACGCGAGCCACGATTCTAGGAATAATGTCCCCACTTCGGATAACTTCCACTTGGCAACCTATTTCAAGGTTAAGCCCTTCAATATATTCAATGTTGTGTAGCGTGGCTCTTGAAACGTTAGCTCCATCAATCGCCACAGGGTCGAGTACAGCTACGGGGCTAACTACGCCTGACTTCCCGACTTGCCACACAACATCACGTAGAGTTGTTACTACGCCTTTCTTTTGCGTTTTGAGTGCAAAAGCCCCTCTAGGATGGTGAGAGGTATACCCCAACCTTTTGTACTCTGAATTATTATCCAGTCGATAAACCTGCCCATCGGTAGGAAAATCTGTAGCATCAAAAGTTGTTACAACATTGAACCCATTATTCTCGTGCAAGACTTGCATATCGTAACCATATGAAGCGAAACCAGAATCAACCCACTCATATGCAACGAAGTGCATATTCTTTGAACGGGATTTGAACTCGTCTAAGTCTTTAAGGTTGAGAGAACCGGCAGCATAGTTCCTGGCATTGTCTATAGTGCTAGGAACCACGACTTCGCCATTTATCTGGCAAATACCGGGGTTGGGTTCAGAGAAACAAAATGGGGCAAGAAGCTCCATTTTTTCTGTAATGTCGCGACCAATCTTACCGTCACCTCTTGTAAGTGCCATTACTAGATCGCCTCCGACATATAGCAGAGATACTGCCGCACCATCCAACTTCGGAGTAACGACACAATTCTTTAAGGGAATAGGACTATCACTCAAATCAAAAACTTTTTGAAGTGAGTACATCCTATGAAAATGCTCAACACCGTCTGTTACCGTATATCCTACGGTCTTGTATCCAAAGTGTGACGCCAGTATATCAAACTCTGCGTCTGACATAATGGGTTTACCTTCGTAATACTTTTTAGATGCAAGGTCAAGAAAATTGTGCATATACTTCTCCGAATTTCTGATATATATTTTAACAGAAATAGATCAGAAAGTCAAGAACTATTTTAAGTATATCTCATCTAAAAGGTCTTTGAAGTGCTCCTCCAGGATATTTTTGGTTTCTGCAAGAGAAAGTATCTCTACCAAACCTGCAAAAAGCTCTCTGGAGTTGTCAAAGTCTAAAGCCATGGCTACGCCTTCCTTGGACGGCAGCCATTCTTCTTCAAAGTCCAAATAGTATTTTCTTAGGTGTAAGTATTCTACACCCCTAAAAGTATTGACACAGAGTCTAATCTGTATCTCTTTATTACTATCATAGTGAATGATGCGCTCATATAGCGCAGGTGCTTCATGCAGTAGCATTAGTCGTCCTCGTTTTTTAGCACCGAGGCTAACGGTACTACACTTGTCACGTTTCTAGGATTTAATTTTCGGTAAGAGTCCGTATCCCAGCAAAATAACAGTAATTCATTTTCGTTTTCTTTTGCTCTGTTTGTCTTATTCTGAATATATGGAGTGCTAAAATCTAACGTACAAACATTGTACTTTAACTTATTAGAGTTCTTACTTCTGTAAGTTATAATTGCATCGCCATATTCATTGACAAGCTGTGCTAATTCTTCTTTTTTCACAATTACTCCTTTGGTACCAGATTAGCAAACTTTTTTACTTTGCTGAACTCAAAGGTTAAATGCGTAGATGTGAAGAAACCTGGGAAGGATTAACCTCCCCAGGTATATACTTCAAAGGTAGTTCGTCAGCCTGTTACAGCGTTGAGTACCGTTGTAAAGTATTGAGCCGCCTTACCAGTCAGTTTGCTGACGATATCCTCGTCTACTTCCTGACCTGCATCCGTAAGGGCTGCTACGAGAGCTTCTTGAGCCGCAGCCTTAGAAACTCGTCCACCGCCAGTTGAGCCGGAGCTCTTTGATGCCGGTGCTTTTTTGACGTACACTTCAGCACGAGAAAGAACCATGCGAACCCCGTTGGCGCTCTGCTCAAATTCTTTCGCAATATCCTTTACAATCTCCATACTAGTTTCTGGAGTAGGATCTTGTGCCAAGTATGCATCAATAACTTCTTGTTTTAATTCATCAGTCCAAGCCACTTTTTGTTTCCTCTTTAACTGTGTTATACTTAGCTTCTGTTCGGGTCGTTTAAGTTTGTACATTTGGTTATACCACCTATCGCCCATAGAAACCTCCGATTCAAAAATGTAATAATATCAAATTTCAAAATCTATTATACTAAAGAAAAGCACGAATGTCAAGAATTATTTTCACACTCGGTTTAAATCTACCCCATACTTCTCTAGATGCGATAACTTGCCTAAATCGTATGCGGGAGATACTGCAAAATAACCTCCACTTACTATGTGAGGAAAAAATGTATCTTCACTATTTACTGCCTCTGTAACATATATCGAATACATTTTTGAACCGTACTTTTTTTCGTAATCTACAGGGGTTATACCTTTTCTACTCTGCTGGTATTCCAGGCTTAACTCCTCTTTAATAACCGCTGTTGTATGGTGCTTGGCAGACCATACAATTTCTCCGACTTCAAATCTGTCGGCCACGCAAGAATCAGGAATATAATCAATACCTTGCTTATCTTCTTTACTAGTGGGGCGTTGTGGTACTCCGGTTCTTTCAATAATTGATCGTACAAACGAAGGCGATCTAAAAAGTCCTTTTGCGATTTCGGAGACTGAATCACCTGCAAGGTATTCGGTGATAGCAGTTCTAATTTCTGTAGTATCTGCTTGTCTACCTCGATTGGCGGCTTTTCGTCTAGCAATATTATCTTGTCTTTGCTGATAGTCATTAAAAATTCTCTGCAATCTTGTTGTATTATAAGCAATGTTTAATATACTACAGGCTTCTTTTTTAGTTATAGGAGTTCCTTCTTCTGGATTTAACAGAGTCATTACCTTTCGAATGTTACTATCCGAAAGATTCTCATGTGCTTTCTTTTTTATTCCTCTAGTTGCCATACTAGTCCTCGTCATAGGGTGTTAATATTGCTAAAATTACTATAACTATAAGTACCCAGGTTAATATATCAATAATCATCAGTAGCCCATTCATTTAGAAAAGGAAACTTCAAACAAAGAATAGCCCAACAGCGTCTAGCAACATAGATATGCTCCTTTTGAGTTCCGTGTGCCATTCTTAGATCACAGTAATGTATCCAAGAGCGCAAAGACCCGGCCATATATAACCTAGACTTTGTAAGACCCTCTGGCAATACTACTCTTGCTTGTTCTTTTGCAATTCCTTCCTTTAAAGCCCAATCATAAGCTGCCATACAAGTATTTATAACTTCTTGTTGATATTTTTTCCACTGAGCCTCAAGTTGTACATCCCCACTTTCTAGACTGTTTTGCCTGTTTGTGTAGTCTTGTAATCTTGCATCTCTGCTTTCAATAAATCCTGGAGCCTCCGCGTACCGTTGGCTAAATTCTTGGAAAGAGAAACTTCTATGCCTGAGAATTTGCCTAGCAATATCTCTAGTTGTTTCTATCTCCATAACAACATGAACCATCTCGAAGGGGCTCCAGTGTTTATGTTTGATAAGGTACTTTAGTAATTTAGATACTGTTTTCTTATTGTTCTGGTTATCGGGATTACTCACTCTAGCAACATAGCCTATAAGATCTTCGGCTGTTTCGTCCTCTCCTCTAAAAGGCTGTGTAACTCCTATGAGCTTTACAGTGCTGTTATCCATTCTGTACTAGTCCTATATCTCTAGTGTACCATTCTGGTGCTTCTCTGCCCTTCTCCCACTTTGCAAATCTAGATTTGTCCATGAGATAGAAAAGCTGATAGGCTCCGATCGTATCGTTTTCAGTTTTATATTCATCAGGCATACACTGGGGAGGGGTGGTGAAAGGCCCTGCTGGCAGCCCCCCAGGATACTGCTTTAATATGTGTCGCAATTTTTTGTCGGACAGATGAACTTTACCATACCGACGAGTATACTCATCAGCTAACCCAATAAAGTGTTCGTAAAGCCAGCGATAATTGCCCCGTGTTTCTCTAAGCCAGATATTACATGGATGGTTTTTATGCGTAGGTTTGTACAACAAATCAGGTGGGTCGATAATATCGTCCCACATTTCAATCTGACAAGTTGATAACATTTGTGCGCTTTCTAGTACCATTTTTACAACGTGCTTATCACATTGCATTTGTGCGGCTATAACCGGATCAGGGTCAAGGTAAAATATATTCATAGTCCGTAGTAATTCTTTATAGTTGATTCAAAAATATTTGCGTCTATTTCATTTTCAAAAAGGTAACTGTGTTGATATACGTCAGTCCACTTTTTGAAGTGCCATTTATGGGGTGGTAGTTGTTGCTTTACGATGTATCGAGCAATGTGGTCACTCAAGTCAGAATGTATCGTAACTGCGTAACCAGGTAGCCATTTCATTTTGTAATCCCATATTTCTTGCGGTGTCATACTCATCCTATTATTATACTAAAAAATGTGTAAAATGTCAAGATATATTTTAACATATGCTTACTTCATTTCTTCCTTCGTTAGCCAAATTAGTTTATTATTTTTACATACTAATGATGCTGTTTTTCCGCCTCTTTGGCAGCAATTCTTTTCATTCTTTAGAACGACCCATCCTGTAGCCCCATGATTTTTTACTATATCTTTAAGTCGCTCCGTTATCGGGTTTATTCTGATCGTCATGATGTGTCTCCTGATGTCTGAGTATAAACTCTAAACCCTTATCGCCATAAATGGCGTATATTGTTTCCAATAGAAAACGACTAGCATAGTCAAAGTAGTCCTTCTCTACCAACCTTTTCTGCGATGCACACTCAGCAAAGAAATCCGCCGCTAATGTATGCACTCTTGATAATTCTGGTTCTCCTACCATTGGCTTAGGAAGTATTATAGTTCCCATTATACAGCCTCCAGCCTATCCATTAACTCTTTGCCTCGTCGACCCACTTGAGTATACCAAAGGCTGTCTCTACCTTCTGCGGCAGCTTTCGTCCAGTTCCTAGCGTATAGTGCCTCTTTCATCTTGACAAACTTTTTAAATTTATGGTATCCTAAATTAAATGCCATGTTAATACAGATTTCCCGAACTTCCTCCGGCCAGTCTGTCCATTCTTCAAATTTAAAAAGAATTTCACAATCTTCTATTGCGACTGCTAAATCTTGTTTCAAGGCTTGATTGACGCGAAGCGGGAGAACTGAAGTGCCGACTGGCTGTTCCCACTCTGGATCTCCGTCTTTAATTAAATGCCCTACTCCAAAGGTTTTAAATCCTAATGGGTCGAGATATATTTCGTAAATTACACCCTCATGTCTTCTGAGGTCATTCATTATCCTCTGTTCGTTGTACATCATACGAATCCTTTTGTGCTAAACTTTCATAATATTCTATTAACTCAGTTTGCTGTCTTAAATACCTGAGTATCTCTGCCATGTTCAAACTGAGGTTTTCGTAGTATCGAACGTCAAAAGCAATAAAAGCAGTATCTCCGTTCCGTGCCATGTTCGCATTTAAATAATCTTCTAAATTTTCTGAACTTACTGCTTGAGCAACTACTTGATGTAAATTTATGGGGCGAGGACGCTCTCGCAACAATATTTCTCTATCTACATAAACTGTTGTAGTTGTCGGTGTAGCAGCACAGTTAACCAGTATCAGACTTGCCGCTAGCACGCTCAAAATCTTTCCAAACCTGTTCAATACCATCGTTAATTCTCTTTTCTACTAATCCTGGTTTTGCTATTACTAATCGTGTTAGATCATGTCTTTGCAAAACTCCGATCAGCCTGTCCCTATCATTCTCCCACTTATTTAGGTCTCTTTGATAGGCTCTTGTTGCTTCTTCAAAAACTTCTCGTTCTTTCTGCAACTGTTTTATAGTATCTTGACTTTGTAAAAGCGATACTTCCATCTGTGCCATAGTCTTAGTCATTCTGTCATACTGAATTTTTCCAAAGTATGCCATGCCAGATATGACACCCAGTAAAACTAAAATAGTAAAAATTCTATACATAGTCCTGATTATAGAGCCTGGCGCGCAGGCGCCAGGCCCCGTTGAGATTAAAGAATCTCGATTAGTTTTGGCAACTCTGCTTCTGGAATCTGTTTGCTAAACTCTATGTTCAACATTCCGCTTTCCAGATACGCTCGATCAAGGATTAAGTTTTCCCCAATCGAAAAAGTGCGTTGAAAGTTCTTAGTGCTAAGACCTTTATGGGTATAGCTCTCTCCTTTTTCAAGATATTCCTCTTTCATCTCTCCCCTTACAAGCAAAGTAGACTTTTCGAGTTCCAGAGTAAGATCTTCTTTATCCCACCCTGGAACCGCTACTTCAATCCTGTATCCTGTAGCGGAATTGATAATATTATATCGAGGATAAGAATGTTGATCTATGGTGGGCATTGTAAATACTCGATCCAAAAAATCGTCTGCTCCCAGCATAAACTTTCTCAGGTCATTAACATTTTGTAACTTCGTCATTTTTTTCTCCGTGCGCCCGTTCGGTACGCTCTTTAGATGCCATACGGTCATCTATATTATTTTTGGGTAGTTGTCCTACCCACGACATAAAGCTAGCTTTTGGCCCGGTCTGATACCGTGGCTTGCTAGCTGCACCTTTCTCCTCTCGTTCGAGAAGAGACATATAATATTCGTGCATCATTTCGTTTCTAGTTTTCACAATGCTTTTACAAAAACTCTAACTTCTCTTGTACCGTTTGTTTGAAAGTCTACTATTTCGAATAGAGTATTCACTTTTTCAATCCACCATTGCGCTGGCTTTACAATCAAGTGAGCGTTTCTACCGTCTTTTAATTTTTTGACGGCAGGTCTTGTGGCAATCTGAAAAAGTCCATACTCTTTAGTAACTCTTTGTAGATCCTTTAAAACATTGTCTATATATTCTGGTTCTATATGCTCTAAAACATCTATGCACAGTACCATGTCGTGAGGCTCTGGAGGGGCGGAAACTTCTGGCCTTCCAGGTTCATACTCGGTTATTTTGTACTTATGTCCCCAAACTTTTTTCAAACCTCCATGGCCTGCACCATAGTCCAGAAACTTAGTAGCATTTACACGTTTTAGATATGGTTCTATGATATGTAGCATATTTTGGGCTGTTGTGCCCCAGAGATCTTTATTCTCTAAATGTTCGTACTCTAATAATGCTCTGTACTCATCTGATACTAGGTTATTTGTATCCATTTGTGGTAAATTTATCTACAAGATCCAAAATTTTGTCATAAACCCAATCCTGGACTTTTTTAGCCCAGCTAGGCTGTGGTACGTGCCAGCCAACAAAACAGCCAGTTATAAAAAATACTATTGACCAAAACATATATTACTCCGTATAAAAAATGTGCTCGCCTATCACTACAGAAGGTTCGTAATGATAAGACCAAAAAGGTATAACTTTCTTACTATGATAATAGGTCGATCCATTTGTTGGATCAAAAAACTTTATGATAGGCCAAGTATGTATGACAAAACTGGACAGCCAACTACTTGACTCCCATGCTTTTAGTTCTAGTTTTGTTTCTTTAGGAGCATCTGACTTTCCGTCATGCGTCCAAGAAAATTGTCTAGGTTGCCATACTACTTCGCATACAGTATCAGGAAATCGCTCCGATACTACTCTATTTAGAGTTGTGTATGCAACAGCTAGTTGCCCTGTAAGGGATTCCCCTCTCGCCTCAAAATATATATTCTGCGTCAAGCAATAAGTTTCGTCCGTGCAGTAGCAAGATAGGGGAAGAAATATTGCCAGTAAATTTTTGACCATAGTTCTCCTCCGTAAAATTTAATAGCCCATTTCGGTAAGAAGGCTGGGCAAGACCTCCTCAGAATTAAGCGGCCAGCGCCATCTCCTGATAGTAGTTGTCATCGTTTGCAACTATAGTTTTTTGCAGAATTACGGTCTAGCTTACCGTCCTCTCCAGTTTCCTATTTATCGTCCGTCGAATCCATTTCAGCCCCATCAGAAGCATATTAGCGTGAAACTTTCAGCCATCTTTAACTTACGCTAGGTTTCAGGTTGCGATCCTAAATTGCCTATTACTAATATGCTTTTGGTGGAGCTGGCGGCTTCGAAGCCGCGTCCGCCCGATTTTCAGTCCCTTTCATCAAGGAAATAAATTCTATACAAGTGCCGCACTCTGTACCGCAAGCACTTATAAGTTCAGGATTATTTTTCAAATCCTGGTCTGTGATTTCATTACAGACACATATGTACACTAATCTTCTTCAAGTTCAAGCACACCTTCGTCAATTAGATATTGTACTGTTCCTTCGATTCCGGCTCTACGTCCTAGATTCCAGGCATGAATCCCGCAACCTATTAGACAGGCGGCAAACAGTAAATATGCTTCATAAATATTCAAGGGTTGTCTCCTTTTTCGCTTTGTTCAAAAGAGCTGAACGTGAATTTCGATTATTTATTTTAACAAAAATCAACATGAAAGTCAAGAACTATTTTTTGTTTTCTTCAATAAAAACTTTTTAAGCCTGGCTAAAAATAGTTCTTGACATTTTATGGATATTCGCGTATAATATATAGCATGAAAGAATACAAGAAAGTTCCGTGGACAGAGAATGAACGCAGAATCCTTCAATTATATTACTATACTGTGCCGAGAGGCGTTCTGCTCAATCTACTTCCCACTAGGAATATGAACTCTATTCGTAAACAAGTTAAATACTTAAAAGATCGAGGAAGGAGGTTTGATATAAATGGATGAAAAAATTAGCCAATATTTACAAGCGTGTTCGGATCTTGAGGCAATGATTGCACTTGGCCCTAACAAGTACAACTTTGAAACTTTTGCGGACGACTTCAACAAACTGCGAATGGAGATCGAAAATATGGAACGAACTCTTGATGGATACTATTCTCAGTCCGAGCTGCATACATTTTAAAAATGAAAGAAATAATTACAATTATGCTAGTTTTTGTCTATCTAATAGCACTGACTGTAGCGTGTCTTATTATAACCGCAACTCTAGAGTTTGCAACCTATCTTGCTGAAAAATGGAGAAATCTGTGGCAGAAATAACCTTTTACAAATTTAACGAAGAACATTACCTGGGTATGGCTCAAGGCTATATTGAAAATACCTACGAACAACATTATAGTGATGGCAAACGCCAGGCTATAGAGAACATCATGGATGCAGGTCTTGCTAATGGATTTCTTATGGGTAATATTATTAAGTATGCTACCCGTTTCGGTAAAAAAGGAACTTCAGAGGATTGGGAAAAAGACCTCTACAAAATTATACACTATGCTGTTATTGCATTGTATGATATGCACCACAACCAATTCGGTGAGCTTTGGGATGATTCCGAAGAGAACTGGCCGCAGTCTAGATCTAAAGACCAGGATGAGTGCGATAAGAACTGGAGGAAATGGGCAAAAGACAACCCTCAGTACTTCACAGAGGAAAAGCCCCTGTTTGCTCACTTTAACATGGGCGACGTGTATAAGGAGACGGATAATGAGTGACCACTATAACGAAATGCTAAAAGCAATGCTCGATTTGGCAACTAGCATCTCAGGTGAGCCTGTTGAGATAGAGCTGGAGGATGAAGGAGTAGAACTCATGAAGGAAATGAGTATGTTAAAATACTTGCAGTCTCTAGAAGATGAGGATTTCTACCAGGCATGACAGTCACGATTGGTATAGAAACCCGAGAGGCGTGGGAAGAAAAAAGATACAAGGATCTTCTGGCAGAATTCGGTAGCTGTCCCGATATGCTATGGGAAACTTTTTTAGATCAACGCTACAAAGAGTATCAAGACGAGTTAATTAAACAAGCAACTGACAGCTACTATAGATTTGCAGTTGAGTACACAAAATCAGTAAGGAGAAGTTTAGATGGGAAAGAAACGCAGTAAAAATAATCGCAAAGGTCAATACGTCAGCAAAGGCGTCGTTGGACATTCTATGCGATTGCGTGAGCGTGATCCTGCGAGGCGCATCATGAATCAACTTGATGCTTGGATTGCAGGCAAAAATGTTGTTCTGAGTCGCCCTGATCCTGCTCGTAGTGATGGTCAGCATCAAAAGATCAAAGCTACGGATTTTTGGGGTTCGCCTCCATCTGCGACTCGTCGTTTTGCTCGTATGACTGGGGATGACATGGAATAATGCGAGTCTCAGTTAGAAACAATAACGTCAATCGCGCACTGTCGATCTTCAAGAAGAAATCCGGAGAGATTCTTCTTGAGGTTCGTAGGCGTGAATACTATGAAAAACCTACGGCAGAAAGAAACCGGCGGCGTAAGGCCGCCGAGTTGAGAGAAAAACGTAGGCAAGCACAAGCGAGGAGTTGGGTTTAAAATGAAAGTCAATATTGATTGGTCAAAACTCGAAGACGATACCTACGAGCCTAAAGTAAATGTAACTATTGACCCGCCGGATATCTGGGATCTCTCTAATACCCTGGCACACGTTGTCGTCCCTGCACTCGTAGCTATGAGAGAGACCAAAGCTGGTGCTCCTTCTGTATGTAACCAGGACGTACCAGAGGAATTGCGATCGAAAGACCCAGAAGTGTGGAGCGTTTCAGGAGACCTAGACGAGCACTGGTTTGATCGCTGGGACTATGTTCTGGAAGAAATGATCTGGGCGTTTGAGCAGATTAGGGATCATAACGATGGCTTTAATGTTACTTTTGAAAAGGAAATACACTATGAGCCTGTTGGAAGGGAGTGGGATGAGCGTATCCAGAACGGGCTTAGACTTTTTGCAGAATACTACAGGAGTCTCTGGACATGAGTAAGGGATCAAAGCGTAGACCACAGCAAGTAAATGAAATGGAAATGGCTCGTAGGTGGGCTCTTGTTTTTCGTAAGAGTGTTGATTTAGACACTTTTGAAAGTCTTTGGTATGATGAGATACAATGTATTGCTGCCGAGACAGGAACCGATAGAGAACTTGACTATGATCCGGAAATGTTTGTAGACAACTTGTATCAACAATTTATTGAGGGAAAATATACTCCCCCGCTGAGAAACTGGTAAGAGGTAAAAAATGCACCACACAAATTTTGATAAAGTAGGAGAATTCATGAAGGCGTTTGGCCAGGAGGTTAATACAACCCCGCAACGGCTTGATGAAGATACAGAACTGCTTCGAATAAATCTCATACATGAGGAAATGCTAGAAGTGAAAGAGGCTGTTCACTATGAGGGACTGCCTGAAATTGCAAAAGAACTTTGCGATCTGCTGTATGTCGTATACGGCATGGGACACTCTATGGGTATTGATCTAAACGCCTGCTTTAATCGTGTGCATGAAAGCAACATGAGTAAACTTGGCCCGGATGGTAAGCCGATTTACCGCGAGGACGGTAAAGTGCTTAAGGGGCCGAATTACTGCGCGGCATCTCTAACGTCGCTGTTTGAAAATGATTAGTCCCAATTACAAGCTAGTAGAGCGACAGTCTGAGCCAGTTAACTTCATCACTTTTGATAATTTGATTAGTGATGAACTGGCTCAGACTCTTTACGATGAAATACTTACAATTCCACAAATTGAACTAGACTATGCCTGGGGCGGAGAGGCAAATAACTCCGTGAAAAAATTTTATATAAATGACTACTCCAAGTTTAGTAACGAAAAAATACTTTCTGTACTTAACTGGTTCAACAGTATGCACTGTATGAGTCATCTAAACAGGTTTATGCCTTTGGGTAATTTAATACCTGATCCGCTATTTAACGGCGGTGGCATACACATTACATATCCAGGTGGTACTCTTAGATTTCACACAGATTTTACCACTCCTAAGATGTTCAACACTAAACTCAAAAGGATTAGCAATCTGCTTATATATCTTACTCCTGATTACTATAGCACTAATTCAGGCGGAGAACTTTGTTTTCGTAATGGAAATGGCGAGATATATCATTCGATAGAATTAAAGCAGAGTCGTGCCGTATATTTTGAGACCAACTCCACCTCGGTGCATGGGCACCCGACCCCGGTTCAAGGTGAAAAGCCGCGAGTTAGCATAGCTTTTTACTACTACGTATCTCCCGATGATGAATTTGATGTGACTAGAGGGGCAACCTGGTTATAATAAAAACGCCGCTATTTGCGGCGTTCTTTCCAGGTCCAAGCAATAAATAAACATAAAGACCATACTGTAGCAGTTAGTCCATACTCTAGCAGATCCCTTGGCGTGGGGTCAAAGTTTACAATCCAAAGAAATACTTTCTCAATCATTTTTTAAAGTCCTTGGCTGCATCGAGCAGTTCGTATCTGCATACTTTTTTGATGGAGTTAATTCTAGTAAGTGCTTTTCCTGCGTACTCACGAATTTTTGATTCGATTTCTTCTTCGTTGTCTCCGTAAGAATACAGGCTCACTCTTTCGTCTTGTGTCTCTATCACTGCTTTGTACAGTCCGTAGGTCATTTTTCACCTCGTTTAAAATTGGAAAGTTAAATCGGTTTTGGTGGGCTACTGTTATTTTCCATATCAGATAGCGTTTTGCATTTGTCGAAGGCGTTTCGGTTGTAAACGGCAATATACAATACTTACTCATCTCACCATCCTACTAAATATCTAAGTATGTTGTGCACTAGAAAGGATACACCAACAATGTTAATTATAATTAGAGCGCGATCTCTCCAGTACCATCCCACTATAAACCAGCATAGTAGTCCTAGCGAGTTAAGAAGCATATCCAGGAATAAAAATCCTGGAATACCGCGCATACTCAAAGCCCCAAGAATGGCAAAGGAACCTGTCCATTTTATAAGCCAAATTATACGTTGGGGAACCGTCATAGTTTCTTTTCTACTTTTAATATTATCACTCCCAGTCCTGACATGAGTTTTGTCATCTCTTTTCTAACATTCTCAGCAGATGTACCTAGGCGTTCTGTTTGCCAGACGTTACCAAAAATATCTTTATATTGTACGTTAAAACTCATAAGTTTTGTTTCCATTTAAGTGTCCACTAAGGTTATAAACCTTCAAGAGCTAAGCTCGGTGAGAACATTTTCAAGTTGCGAAGTTTTGATAAAGTAACAATCTTCATAGTTTATCGACTTGTCTAAAAGTTCTATAGCGCAAAAGCCTTCACTTTCACCCTCTTTAGGTGTATACTCTACAACTCGCATAGAGGGGCCTTGATTGTTGTAATAAAAATGATACCAACGATAGGCAGATTGTTGCTTATAAATTGTACGTCTAATCAATTTTTTTCTCCTAAAGAATATATTATTTCATAAAAAACCTGGAAAGTCAAGAACTATTTTAAAGCTAAGTATCGTAAAAAGGCCTGTAGAAACCAGGAATACCATACCTGGGCAAAAATAGTTCTTGACTTATGCCAAAAAGTGTGATATAATTTATATATTATAGATTCAGTAGCTATAATCACTATCAATCTTCTCAACCAACCTCGCACAGCCACCACATAGCATAATTTGTGCGTGTGGTCGTTGCGGGAGTGGAAGCGGGAGCAACGAACACCCCCACAAGATTTATGCGTTGTTGTGGGGGTTGGGCGATAACCACGAATCAATGCGGAGAGAGTTGTTGCGTAATAATTGATACAAACAAGAATCAAATCAATTCAACTCCGCTAAAGTCAAAACGTTCCCGCAACAATTCAAGAAACTCTGTACTAAAAATCCGTAATTTGATAATCGCACCAAAGTGGCGATTTTTTAACCTTGATAAAAATTGGTGTAAATTTTATGATGGTTATGGCTTTGGGTTGTGAATTTTCCTAGAACATTCCAGGATTTCATTGTAGGCTTCGGCTCGTCTAGAGGTACTGTTAGGTTTATAAACCC